ACGAAAACCGTCCTAATGTGCGTTTATTCACTCATTATGAGCATTTACACTATCCAGTAAACAAAACACCCTTGATAGGGATTGAACCTACCAAGGGTGAAACCAATGAACAATGAAACACACGCTACCTACAGCGATCAAGCATTCGCTAGCGTGATGGGTAATGTTTACATTGTTACAGGCAAATTGTCAAGCTAGCGGTTAACACATGTGGATATCACATTGCCATTCTACCAGATGGCTTAAACTGACCCTCAGGTTGACCCATCCCGCCCCTTGGAGCGCGAGCTATCTGTTGTCCCATGTTTTGACTTGTGGACATCAGTGGGGGCTGACCCATTCCGCTCATTGAGTTTGGAATTTGTGAGTAACTATGTGATGCCATTGTGCCGCGAGCCTTGTTGGCGATTATGGGTGGGCGGGTTGCCATTCCCATAGGGGCGCGTCTAATAGGGCTACCCATTCCATTTGAAGTAGAAGTTGGAGTACCAGTAAATGGATTTGGGCCTTTTTGTCTTGGCATCGTTGCCTCTCGTGCGACCGCCGCTTGCATATCTGCTAATGTTTTTTTCATATTATATGTGGTTGATGCTTGTTATTATTTTTATTACTTTGATTTGTCAAGCTAAGACTGAGAGTAACTCATCCAGAGCAGCCACAGACCCTGCCACCTTCATCACATCATTGCTGGACTCGCACAGGCGAAGGTCACCGAAGAACTTCTCGCGTTCGTCGCGGATAAACTGGATGATGGCGTGATATTCCTCGCGGTCGGAAAGTGCTTCTACGGATTGTTGTATCGTTGGTTTCGGTAGTGGTGTCATGTTATTTCATTGATTTGCTTCCCTTACACTTCCATTTGCGGCGGGAAAGGTTGTTGGGTGAGTTGGGGTCTGATTTCCAGTCGCCCTTGATCTTGGCGGAACGAGCGCAGTAGGCATCACCCTTCTTCGTGCCGGGTCGGATGCGATCCTTGCCGTCAGCAGCCTTACCTGCCTGCCCGAAGCGCACGGTCTTCTTGCGACCAGTATCGGGGTTGGTGACTACTTTTGAGAAACGCTTTTCCATTACTGCTGCATTCCTTGGGTTTGCATGCCACCCATCTCGGCGGGAGCTGTGCCGATGCGACCGATCTCTGCGTTCTGGGCCTGCTGGAGTTGGAACTGGTACTGCTCGGCGTATTTCTGGAGTCGCGTTGCGAATGCCTCGTCCGATTGTGCGCGTTGTGCGACATCTGGTTGTTGAACATACGCTTGCACAAGCTGCATTGCGATCTGTGCGCCATTAGGCTGGGCAGGAACCTCGATGCCTGCGAAGATTTTGGCGAGGTCGTCGGTCACGTTCTTCATGACCTTCTGCTGCGCTTCCTCTGCGGGTTGTAGGACATAGTCGGCAAAGATTGGATTGATGCTGGATGCCGTAAATTCCAACAGCTTGTTGACATCCATGATTCCGTTGCGGTCGAGTTGCACCAGAGACACCATGTTTTTCAACTGCGTCTCCGCAGTCTCTGGGTCATTGCTCTGGGAATCAAAGTTCACCACGATGCTGAAGTTCTCGTCCGGGCTACCCTTGGTCATCACCTGTGGATTGGGGTTGCCAGTTACTTGGAAGAATACCTCGTCCGGCCCCATGCGTTGGTATAGTTTCCAAGCAAGGTTCAGGACATCACGCACATGATCCAAGAACTTGGACACGAAGTATTGCTGCCTCATGGAGGAGAGCGGATTGTTAAGGTCGAGACCAACGCTGCGGTCTGCCTGTCCGATCATCGAAACCTCGACCTCCACGGAGCCATTGTCGGGCGGCGGGGTCGGCCCCCACTGGATCTCGCCCAAGCGACGATATGGGATGCGCCTGCCCGGCCCCCAGTCGGAGGGAGGCTTGCCGGCGGGGTGCATGAGGGGTGGCAGGGTTGCCAGAGATGAACGGTCAACACGCGAATCACGCTCAGTCTTAATCTGGAGTTGCGCCCCACGGAGGATGTCCCCGAAGGTCTGCACCTCGTACATGCGCTTCTGATTGTTGCTGAGGCGAGTCACCACAAAAGGGTAATCGTCATATCCATTAAGCAGTTCGTGCTTGGCGTAGCCCTCGGCAGTTGGGTGGAAAACGGTGCAGTAGATGCCCTCAGAGCCGTCCTCCTCGTCGATCAAACGCTGGTAGCCATAAACAACCATAACGAGGTCGTTATCGTCGGTAATAGGCAGGCGGGTGACATTCTTCTGCTTCTCCCCGTCTAGGTACATGCTGTCCTTACCACGGAGTCGATCGATAGCGTTTTCGACCCAGTCCTCGTCCCAGCCCTCGTTGGTTACTTTTTTCTCCAACTCTTGAGCCGTGAGGAAGGTGCGCCAGAAAATGTAGGGTGACCGCTGCGGGTCAGAGACATAGGGTGGCAGGATGACCTCCCCGTCCGGGGCGCAGGAATGGACGACCGGGCGATCCACGGTTACCCTAGGAATGGGTATTTGCGCCTCTCCCTTCGTTCTGAGGTCTTTGAGGGCTTTTCTGGCTCTCTTCCCCGAAAGTGCAGGGAAGGCCTGAGAAATCAATCCTAGGGCCATTTCTGTGGCATTCTCGTCCATGAGCAGATCCACCATCTCTGGCGCGGCCTGCGCGATCTCGTCCAGAGTCATGGTCTGGAGGTAGGTGCGGGACTCCCGCTGCCAACCAACATAGGAGATCATGAGGCCTTTTTCGAGCAGGTAGTTAGCCCCCAGTTCCATGTGTTCCCGGAAATTTGGGATGTAGCTCGACCTCATCCACTTCAGGAAGCCAGAGACCATCGCCGCCCGTGGCATGGATGCCATGCTGGTCGGAAATGCCTTGATGTGGGAGCGTTGGAGGGCTTGGTCGAACAATGCCACATAGGTATCGATCCGCTCACCAATGACATTTACCTCTTGGTCGGAGGCTCCCTCCCACGGGAATGCGTTAGCACCGTGCTTGCGGAGGTCGTCACTCTTGCCCGGCCAAATGTTGCGCCGCTCATCGTAGGAGCGCAGGCAGGTCTGGAAGTACTCGTCTAGGTCTATGAGTGCGGTTTCGTAGGCATAGGTAAGCGCACCCACATCTGGCTCCTTGTCCAGATAAATCAACGATTCGCCTTCTAGGGCTTCTGAGTCAGTTTCCATGATATAATTCGTAGGTGTCGGAGTCTAATTTCCTGTTGATTTTAATAGTCTTGTGAAGAAGTCGCTGGGACATGCGGTTGGGAACCTCGATGGCAATGCGATTCCCATCCAACCCTGCATATACATACCTTGGGTTAATTGCTAGTCCAATAACCGTGACCTCCAAAGGCTCGGCTGCTGGTTCTGGGGCGGGAATGACCACTTCCGCTTGTGGTTCCACCTTTGGCGCAACCTTCTTGGCCACCTTCTTTGCTGCTTTTTTCTTTGTTTTCATGGTTAGTATCCTCCTGTGCCTTGTCTAGTTACAGCTATATGTGACCCGTCCACATGGTCAATGCCAGAGATTGCGGCGTAGCGCAGGACATCTATGGGGTCTTTCCACGCCTCCTTCAGACCACCATCGCCCGTGTACTCAGACAACGCTTGGATAATGTTCTCACACTCGGAAGAGACATAGAAATGCGGTCGGTTGACCGAGTCTGACGGTATAGTTACATTCCAAGACATTTTCCCGATCAAAGCTTGCAACCCATCGTCGATTTCCAAGCCGGGGGCGGGTATGCACACGATGCCCTCGTCGTTCAAATCCTCGATAATGGATGATGCCCCGTCCGCAGACTGGTACTTGGCAGCACCAAGTCGGGGGTCGATTAGACGCTCCATGATCTCCTCGTCACCCTCTAGGTCTTTTATGAGTTCCACATAGTCGCGGATGCCGTATCCCTGCCCCTTTGCACCATCCCCAGCAACCCACTTGCCTCCTCGCCATTCGGCCCAGTCACCTACATCCACGCCCGGCCACTCCCTGTAGACCCAGAATGTTCCAGTCGCGTCCACGGCAATCCAGCACATGAACCAGTTTTTAGCTCCCGCAGGATCGACAATATGGTAGCGCGTCACATTTTTCGTTGGAATAGCGTAAGGCTCAACCACATTTACCTCCTTGTTGAACTTGGGAAATTTGGTGGCGTGGGACTTGACAGGAACCCCGTACGCACGAATTAGGATCTCCTCCCTAGGCCTCCCCACCAGTGTCTCCTTAATCCGCTCGTAGCCACCGAAAGGGTTGTCTTGGGAGTGGAAGTAATGCACGGATGCATTGCGCTTCTTGCTCCGCTGGACATAGGGGACAAGCTCGCCATTTAGCAGTTCAGCCTCGCGGCTCTCTATGCTGGTGGCTCCATCCAAATACTCCTTGATCACCTCCGTGTATCCGTCAATCGGGGTGAAGGTCAGCAACAGTTTTGCGTTGCGGGTTGCCAGTCGGAACCGCAGGGTGTTTATAAGCTCAGGGCCAAGCAAATACTCATCCAACCAAACGCCCACATTATGCCAATTAGGAGAGCGAGAACCCAACTCCGCTCCCTCCAAGATGGTCGGGTTGTTCTGGTACTGGGAGTAGGTCTTAAATATGATCTGAGAGCCGTTGGGTAGGATGAGCGATGAGTCAGTAAAGCCATTCTTCTTCGTGTAGCTAATGTATGTCCCGGAGGATGTCTGCTTCGTGCGTAGCTCGGCTGGGAGCCAATCCCACACGGCACTCTGCTGCTGGCGAATGCTAACCTCGGAAGTCTGTGCGAAGCACATGATCTCGGCGTTGGGGTTTTCTATAGCAGCACGCACCACGGAGAATGCGCCCCACTGGGTTTTGCCCGAATTTTTTTGCAAAATATCACCAATAAAGTAGTTCCCTGTATCTGGAACTTCTATATCCCATATCTCGCTTACTTGTTTATCATAAACCTTGACAATAGTTGTTTCCC